TTCTGTCTGAAGAGCTGCGGGTTGGTTACCCGTCGAAACCCCTTAACGGGGTCACAGAAAACCTAAGCCTGAGGAGGCATTAAATGAGTACTACGAGAGAAAATTTAGACTACGCGATAAAGGAATTTATTGCGGCACACAAACCTGAGCGGATCGACACAAGTTACTTTGATGTCGAGCAATACATGACCAGAGAAGCAGCTTATGAGCCAGACGGACGGCGTGACATTGAAGTCAGGGGCTATCACAGCAAATCCGGCAATCCCTACGTCGTTAGCTGGTATGAACAAGGCTGGCAGCTCGCATGGGAGCACTATGGTCCTGAAACTCACTTTTACACAAAGCGCGAAGACCTGCTTGAAATGCTGGATGAGATTATCGACATGGGTGATTTTACAGACTTAACCGTGACCGAATTTGAAGACGGGATTGCACAACCGTATAGCAACTAACGAGGAGGCTATGGCAATGAACTTGAACGATGCTTACGAGACAGTCGAGCAACACATGACCGACTTTTTAAATGAAAATTTCAATCAGAGAGCTTTCCCCCACGAGGCAATCAGAATCAGGCAGGCGCTGAGAAGGTTTGAAATCGCGGCAAGGGAAGAACTTTTACCGCTGTCACCTGAGGAAAGAAATTATGTCGAAAAAGGTTACGAATTTTAAATCTCACTGATGAGCCGCTGGGTTGGTTACCCAGTCGAAAGAGCCTCGCGGCTCTCTGAGAAAACCAATGCCGGAGGAGGCATCAAATGAAAAAAGTAATCCCAGCGGTCAGCAAACGACTGACCAAAACGATGATCGAAAAGGGCAATCCCGACTGCTTCAAAGAGCTTGCATCTTTGGCACGTTTGTTCGGAGTTGAATTTGACACCCTGCCAAGCGGCGAGAAGCAAGAGCTGCCTTTGGTGTTCAACGATGGCACCAAAAGCGTCATCCGCTTCTACAGGGTGAACGGTAAAGGCGGACGACAGGATCGACGCTATAACATCCCAGCCGCAGTCCTGCGAGAGCAAGCCAGCATCGGTGACACTATCGCTTTCAGCTTCACAGTTGATAGTGCGGGTCGATCAATGCTCTGTGTCAACGTTACTCGTCAACCAGAACTTTCGGGCTTGGCGAGCGATGACCTCGATGTAACAGATTTGGAGGTGGCGGCATGAACATCAACAAAATGCTCCACCGCAAAGTTAAGTACGTTCTCCAGCAGCCTGACGATCTATGTGATGCGGTGCTAGACATCGTCACCAACGGTCGCGCTGGCTGGAACATGGAAGACTGGAACGTGCTGGTCGCACACATCGAAACATCTGAACTAACGGTCGGTGAGTACATCGCACCGTTTGAAGCTTGAGGAGTAGTCAAATGGAAAACGTAATAGTGATCGAGGACATCAATAAATTCGTGGGCAAGATTCCGACCGATCATGATCTTATTTGTTACGAAAAGGGAACCGACCCTATGGACGGTTTGGTTATGTACGGTTTTGACGAGGTCGGAATGTTTGACGGTGAGTTTAAGACTCCAGCCTACGCATTCTGCGCTTTTGAATTGGAGGCATCGAATGAGATTTAGAAAAGTGACAAAAATAAACAAGCGCGGGTCAAACGTGACCCCCGTCGAACACAAGCTGGTCGTGAAGTTTGCAAGGCAATGCTTGCGAGAGATGTGCAAGAAGCAATACGAGTTGATGAGCCAGAACGGACAGCCAGTCAAGTACGCTGACGCTGTCAAGAGATTGGCAGTCACCACCAAGTGCAGAGGGCAGCACTCCTACGGCGGCAAGGATGGCATCACGATTGACCTTTCTTGCTTTCGCAACGGACGCTCAAAGTTTAAGGAATATGCCGCGTTCGCCAAAAGCAAACTCATCGGCGACATTGAGCATTCCGATGACAGAGAGCTGCTGCTTAAAGCGCTGGTCGCTCATGAGGTAGCGCACCACATCCAGTATCGCTACGGACCTCACACGCGGCACCTGATCAAGACCTACAAGAAGGGGCACGGCGCTGGATTTCAATCCATCTACGCTGACCTGCGTGTCGCACTGATCAATCCGTTTGTCGATGACGCGAAGCAGGAGGCGGCTTAATCCAACTGATGAGACCAGATAGTGACTGGTCGAAACTTAACCAGTACGGAAAAGCGTACAGGTTGAGTCTTGGAAAACTAAATAAAAGGATGATTTAGATGAACGAATTTAAGGTAGACATGACCCCGACGTGGGAACAGACAGCACAGATTTTATGTGTTGTTCTGGAAAACGGAACAACTCCTAAAGCGCTGTCAGAAGCACGGCAGGAGCTTTTACGAATGGGCAGGTTGATGGATCAACTAATTGCGGAGCGTGGTGAATGAGTGATGCGCCAACGTGCAAATTACAAAGTTGCGGGAAACCTTTGTCTGGGGAGCGACACGCTAGTCGCAAGTATTGCGGGGCTGAATGCTATCACAAGAACCGAAGCGTCAAACAGGGAGAAGAGCCAATGTGTGACTACTCAAAGTGGGAATACTTCAAAGCAGTCTATTACTTGTCGGCAAAATGGAGCTAGCACCCTTCGGGGTGCTTCAAACAAAAAAGGAAATAGTTATGAAAAACGAAGTTATTTATGAGTGGGTAATTGAGCAAGCTGATGAGCATGGCGACATTTATGATATTGATTGGCGCGTCACTTTTGCGGAAGCTGAGGAGTGGAGACGCTTGCGGCTTGACGAGATTGAAAGTAAACGGGAGAGAGAATTCTTTAACCTTGATCAGCTTTACTTGCCTGAAGGCAGTGTCGAGGTCGCTTCGAAGCGACTCGTCGGAAACGATCTGGACGGACTACAGTATTGGGGCTATGCATACGTTGATTTTGAAAACCAAACAATCGATGCAGAGTATTGCTCCGGTCACAGGGTGCCAAAGCACGTTACCAAGCAAATTGAAAAATGGAAAAAGACGAGCAACCAGCGCCTTCAGGGTGCCTAAACATAATCGGTTCAAAAAAAACCTGTTTATGTACTTAGCAATAAAAATAGGAATGTGAATGAATATTAGCATCAGAACAAATTTACGACAGGCAGCGGAAAGTTTCATGATCGCTCACAAACTTCAGCCGGATCATTTGCCTGATACAGTGGAAGAGGTCATGGAACATTTGGATATCGAGGGACGGGTCATGGACTGCGGCGAGCGCTTCATTAAGATCGATCAGAAGCTGACTGAGTCTGGCTTTCCGGAGGTGGTGACATGGTACGAAGAGTCTTTTCAGATCGCGTGGTACACCCTGCCTGAACGCGAAAGAAAGAGTCCTGAAGATCACATGCCAGAAATAGTATTCGACAGAGATTTCGGATGCGCTCTTGATTTTGCCTTTGAGATCAGCGCGAAGAAAAACGTTCACAATTTGACAATTGTGGAGTATCAGGATGGGGCACCACACATTGAGATTGCCCTTGAAGATTATGATCATTGCAGACCAAGAGGAGCAAGACGATGAGTTTTACATTTGAAAGAGGTGGAGACATCTATCAGAGCAGAATCCACGCGACAGCCGCTGACGGAGAATACTATCCAATGGATTTAGCTACCGCGACAGACATTCTAGACGCGCTGGTGAACGCTAGATTCGACCTCAAGTCCGACATTGACAACTACACTAAATCCGAAATAGTGGCGGCGTGGGAAGTTGTCTATCGGGAAGTCGAGGATGATTGCTGATGAACATGTTCAAGTGCGACGAGTGCGAGTTCTTCGGCAGCGAACTCAACGAGGTAGTCGTGATCGACTGGGAGCCATACGGATCGCTTCAAGTTGAAAGACAGACCGTGTACCATCTCTGTCCTGAGTGCGGTGGAGAAGACTTCACCGAATATAAGGAGGTGACATGATGGACACAAATGAAGAGCTGAGACAGTTGATGAGAGAGAATAATCTGTCTCAAGTTCAGGTCAGCGAGATGCTACAGATACCGCTGGGAACCGTCAAAAACTATGGCAGGACCACAACCTTTAGCAAGGTGCCTAAAGTGGTTTTGGTGGCGCTACGTTTGAGTATCGCTGCAAGAGAACGAGAGGAATGAGAAAGACCCACTTGGGGTGCCGGTCGGCGGGTCCATGAATCCGAACCGGCTCAACCCCCTCTGTCAGAATGCACTCAAGAATCCCCCATCTGCTAAACCATAACTCAGTATCACCCGTATCAATCAGCCAATAGTCAGCCACAGACACGCTGAACGCCGATGGCTTGTTGTGGTAGTACTCGATCACAATATTGCCGGTCTTCTGGCTCATCGGATCGTGCTTAACCTCAATAGTCTTTTGCAGTTCAGGAATCTCTATATCGAATTCAGGATGAACACCCTCTGCCCGTCTGGCGCTGGGGAAGGCGTGACGCAATCGTCTGAGGAGATCGTCCTCAACGGTTACACCCCTACTTAAATCTTCGTTGAATCCCATTCTTCTTGGCTCGCTCTTTCTTCCAAAGCATTTGAACGCCTATCTTTACGAGTTCTTTTGTATGAGATGGCACTGCGTCATCAGGGATACTCTCTATTGCATTTCTTCTCTGTTCCCTGGTTGTTAGGTCCAAGATGTTCGCTGGCAGATAGTACGGGAGCGTCGCTCTGGCTAGATCGTGGAAGTCTTTGTCCAGATGCTTGTCGAGATATTCAAGACAGAGGGGATAATAAGTCCTTTTAGCCGCCATTTTAATTTTTGAATTGAACTCAGACGGTTTGATCAGGCACCTCCAACGTCTCTCTCATCAGCAGAATGCCCGTATCCCAATCGACAGTGATCGTCTCGTCCGGCTTCATTGAGTAGTCGGTCATGATCGACAGAGGGAACACCATTCGGATCGGCTGGCGGTCGTACTTGTAGATCAGAACAGGAACGTAGTCATCACCAGCGGATGTCTTAGCCTGCTCCCACCATTCTGGCTTGTGCCAGTGACCGCTCGCGTATCGCTTCGCCTCAATCATGAGGTTGTGAAACTCGATGTCAGCCTTACCCGCTGTCTGATATTGTTCGAGATTTCTTTTCAAGTGATTGGCGCATTCTCCAAATTCATCTTGAAATTTCTTGATGAGCGAGTTTTCGAAATTGTGTCCTTTCGATCTCCCGTTGATCATTTCTCAGCCTCGATTAACCACTTCAGATAGACGGCAGCTTTTTCCAGACTTTGCACTCGACCATTGGCGTGTTCTTCATAGCGCCACATGTACTTCTGCACATTGCCTTTCAGGTAGCCCTGCCACTGCTCTTTGCCCATACTACTTTTGATCGCATCAATGCACTCGATGCCATCCTCCGTCTTCTTATAATGCTTGGGCTGGTTGATTGCCGCCCAGTTCAAATCACTTTTTTCATTCATCTTCTTGCTCCGCTATTTTATTGCGCGTCCATTCCAACAATTCCTGCTGAGTCCCGTAACGAGATTCAAACCGTTTCTTAAAAGGATGGCGGCTGGTGAAGCTTGGATTGTCCTCACCTCCGCGATGATGCTTGTAGCAAAGGGCGATGCTGTTGAGATGCGCCCCCTCTTTTGTCTTGCCATCGATGTGGTGCACCTCAGCAGGCGAATGCACGGCGAACTCTCGTAGACAGACGCAGCAGCCAAGCTGAGTGATGTCATCCATCCATTTTTTGTCCGTCGCGTTCGCGTTCCTGCCTTTCACGTTCCGTATACCCGCCGCTCTGCACGTTCGCTGGCGAGCATTGACTGCCAAACTTTGAACTCAACCTCAGCCGCGAGCATGTTTGACTTAGCCGCAGCCAACATCCCCTTCGCCTTACCTCTTGCAAGACGTGCTTCATAAACATTTGCGTCCTCGTCAGAGGCTCTCAATTGAGCGGCGTTAGTCTTAGCGCCATTAGCTTCAGCCATGACCATCGTCTGAGCGACAATTCGTTTCTCGTCAGCATCAGCACGGGACAATTCGTATTCAGCTTTGCCAACAGCCTTACCCGCCTCTCGTATTTGTTTCGCGAAGTCTTCTTGATTAGTTAAGCTCATTACGCATCTCTCCATATTCTGAAATCGCGTGTCCTTGGTTCTGTCTTTCTAGTTTTCCAGTCGAGTTTCTTTTTCTTTTCTCTTCTCAACGTGTACTTGATGTCGTGAAAATGAAAAGCCGCCAGAACCTGCGGAAGGTTATCTGGACCCTTGTATTCATTTTTGACAAGAACTGAATCACCAACTCCCATACCTAAAACCCAGCGGTATTCTGGCGGTGTTTCCAACTTCCTCTCCTCCGGTTTTGCAATTCCTTTTTCAATAATCATTCTCGTTTCTCCTCTAACCTTCTTTGCTATAATTGATGTAATAACGCGCCTTACCGTTTTTGTGTTCAGAGTACTGGCAGCAGGCAGGGTCAAACTGGAAACCAACCTTTCCCTCGAACATACCGTTACGGTTTTTTAGAACCTCCAAATACATATCCCATTGCCTGACGTACTGTTCATCAGGCTCTTCGCCTAACAATTCGGCTTGCTCGATCTGCTCTGTTTTCTTTTTGTTCTTCCAAACACTGATGAATCCGTCAGCGAGGTCGGTGATACTGCCGCTACCCTTAACGTCGTACTTGTTAGGCGCTGCATACTCTGATTCGCCCTTTCTGACGTGCGTCACGATGAAGATCGTCACAGGGAATGACAGCTTGAAGTTCACCAACTTCTCGATGAACCTTTGTTGACCTTCATAGTCATCCTGCCTAACCATATTGGTGAGGGAATCGACCACAAAGACATTGATGCCGTATCTGCGGTAGGCGTATTCAAAACAAGCCATCAAGTCCTCAGGCTTAGGCGTAAGCTTGTCCACAAACAACCATAGGTTTGGAGACATCCACTCAAGCAGCTTCGACCTGTACGGTTTAGGTGGCGATCCTGCGCCTGCTGCTTGGCGCATCATTCGACCCATCGTGGATTTGGGTGTCATCTCCATGCTTGCAATCAATACTCGCTGTTCTTGTTCAACAGCGTTTAACGCGAGCTGGTTAAGCCACATCGACTTACCGTGTCCGTTGATGCCGCACACTCCCCACAACTCGTTTTCCCGAAATTTTATGTCTTCTTTGTCGAGCTTCTGCCAGCCACTGCCAAAGCCCTGAGTGTCGTCCATCTTGTTCTCGAAAAAATCATCGATGTCGTTTTCAAAATCGAGTACGGATTTGAGAGTTATAGGGTCTTTCCATCGCGCCTTTTCATATGCGCTCTCCAGCATCCATTTAGCTTTCTCATAACCTTCTTTCTGGAGTAGCTCGTTGATATCTTTTGTTGGCAGGTTTACTCGATAGCATCGATCTCCCAGGCGCTGCATAATTTCTGCCGCAGCTAACTCACCCTGTTCGTCCATATCTGTAGCGATTAATATCTCTTCAAACCTAGCTAGGTTTTCAAATTCATGAGCGATCCACTTGGTCTGCTTTGCGCCTCGACCCCCGCCCATTGGCACGGACAATGCTGGAAATCCTAGTTCACCAGCGGCGCAAGCGTCCCACTCGCCTTCTACAATCCAGACCTTTCGTGCATCGTCTGGCATAGCTTGCCATCCAAACAAAATTGGCTTGAGGTCTTTCTGCGTAGATGGATTGCCGTCATAGTTAATCGGCTTGGTCTTGATGAATGTCTGCCTACCGTTAGGCTCAAAAAACGGAAAAACGACATCTTGTCCACGCTTACCATCAGCCTCATAAATCTTCCACCGAAAGCAAACTTCCCCCACATCCTTAAACCCTCTCTTCTCCATGTATTCATGCAGATTTTTATGCTCATTTTTAGGGGGTGGTTTGGGAAGGGTGTAATTCTTTTTTTCCGCCGCGACAACTTTTTTTGCAGGCGTATTGTCTCGTATACCGAACCGTTTTTTTGACCAGTCCATCGCCTCAACCAGAGTGAGGTTCTTCCGGTGCATGATGAGATCGAGCAGATCACCCCCCTCACCAAGTGCGTAGTCCATAAACTTTCCTGCGTACTGTCCGGTCAGGGTGACACTCATACTGTCGCCCTTGTCGCCTTGAATGTTGCCAATCGTGTATCTGCCTGACTCGAATTTTCCTTCGGTGTACAGCTCGCGACACACTTCCGTAGCGTTTGGTGCCAAATGTCTAACTAGTTCCTTTACGTCCATCATCTTACTGCCTCCATTAAATTCAACTTTCTTTTGTGACCCTTATAAGATTTCAAACCATCCCAATCGGGCTTGCCTATCGACCTCCACTCGCGGCTGATTGCAAAACTCACAACCCCCAACAAATCAAAGTCGTCTTTCTTAAACACCATGAAGTCTTGCGTAATCATGGTGATCATTTTCTTGCTTGGCTTTCTGCCTTTACGTTCCTGCAATTTGTAATCCCACCAAAGGGTCCATGCCTTAGCTGGAATGCCCTCTGGAACATTGTTAAGGAGATCGTCGCGCCAACTTATTTGTTCTTTTCCTTGTTTGTTCTTTAAACTATTTGTTCTTTGGGTATCGTTATCCTGATCTGGATTAGCTTGATCTGGCTTAACTTGATCTGGATATCGTTGATCTAGTGGGAAGTGACCACGCACATCCGTGACCAGCCAGTCCCAGCTTTCGACGTGACCGGCGGTGTTACGAATCATTGTTCGTTTGATGTACTCAGCAGTCTCAAGCTCTTTGGTGATGCGCGTCATCTTTCCGTTACCCACGCCAAAAACCGTGCATAACTGGTTGTTGGTAATTTGCCAATCGTCACGATGGCTGAGTAGATAGACGAGAACCCCTAAGGATTCGGGGGATATTTGGTCTGATCGAAGGTCGCTGGCGCTGGTGCCGCCGCGAAGAAGGAGGTTGGGTATTCTGGTGTAATTATCTGTCTTTAAATTAGCCGGTCTAAATATCATATAAAACCAAACAATCCATGTATAAATATTTGTGAATTACTATGTGTAAAAAATCTTTAGAAGGTTGAAATAATAGGCGTAATGTCTCTTAGCTGCAAACATTTGTTGAAATTATCTTGCCATTGGCTAGGCTTTGTGTGATCTTTGTACCAGGAGAAATTTCATGGCTGACCAAAGAAAAGAACGATTAGAGGTGTTTAAAGCTGCGCTTGATAGCGCTGGGGTTCCCGAATGGGGGCGAGCGTCTGCTATTGTTAAAGCTACTGGATGCAGCGCAGCTTCAGCTCAAGCATGGATAAAAGGTAGTTTGCCAAGCGACGCGACGCGAGTTGTTGAGCTTTGCGACTTGTACAATATTGATATTTATTTGTGGGTAACGCTTAAATCAAGAGAGGTGCCAACCTCACGCGAAAAAACTGTACAAGAAATGACTGACGCTATCCTTTACGTCAAAGCGTTTGAAGAAAAAAGCGATTACACCTTTACGCCAAAGCAGTTCGCAAAGCTTTGCGGCTTCTATCTCGATGAAAACAAAAGAGAAAGCATTGGCGACATCATTGACTTGTTGGTCACAAAGTAACCACTAAACGATGGTTTATATCACAAACGAAAGTCGTACTAACCTTGAAGCTGACTCATTTATTATATAAGTTATAATTTAAATCGAGATAAGGATTAGTTTTAGTGACACTAGTGACAAAGATCAGACACAACCCTCGAATTAGTGACCGACAATTAGTGAGTCTCATTTTAAAATCTCCTAAATTAACAAGCGCTTTCGGCAAGCATCTAGTCGAAGATTGGAAAAAAGATCTTATAGCGAAGGATGATTTAAAGGTGACCCTCGTAGCGGAAAAAGATTAATATATAAGTCCAAATAAGCAATATGTAAGTAGTGTTATAAAATATCATGGTGTAATATATCTTCTGAATTAATGGAGATGTACACATGGATATGCCTACCCGTGCCCACATTTGGGCAACCCTTACAAATATCAACGTAAAACCCTTTTGCACCGAAACGGAAGTTATCGGCGATCAAGTGCTGACATACTTGCCGTGGATGAAGGCGCACGAAGTAATGATGAGCGCTTTCCCAGAGTATCGTTGGGAGTTTACCGAAGATCACAGTGGTCGAGAGTGTCATTACTTTGACGATGGCAGCGCAGAAGTTCGCTGTCGGATGACCATTGGCGAACACACAAACATCACCTACCTGCCGGTTCATCGCGCAGGCAAAGCAATTCAGTCCCCCTCAGCAACAGATATTAACACTGCTAAACAGCGGTGCCGCGTCAAAGCGATGGGCGAATTTGGTTTGGGCTACACGATGTGGTTGAAGCCTGAGGTCGCAGAGCAACCTGCCGCTAACGACTCTGAAGATGTTTCTAATACTGAACAAAGTAAATCTTCAGAAACAAAAGCAGCAGAAGATGAAAAAATCTTATGGGTTTGGCGAACGTGCGAAGTTAGCGACGCGAAAACTCTTAGTGCTGCACGAAAGAAATACGACAAAGTTAAGATCGAACTCGCAAAGCGAGGTCTAGAGGACGATGGGGAAAATTGGAAGTTGCTTTGCAACAAGCGTGGCTGGAGGACTGAGAAATGAGTTTAGCAATCCAAGGGTCACCTGAGTGGCATGCGGCAAGAGCCGGCAAGATTAAAGCTTCGGTTTGCGCTGCATACGAAGGCAAGCATCCGTACATGAAACCTGATGGCTTGGTTCGCCAAGAAGTCAGAGCGATTGCTGGCGCTGAGAGTGAATTCAAAATGGTCCCTGCGGTCGGTCACGGTCAGATGATGGAAGATTCTGCTCGTATCTTTTTGGAGGAGCTGCAAGGCTACACCGTTGAAGAAACAGGCTTGGTTGTTCATCGTGATCATGAGTTTCTCGCGGCTAGTCCTGACGGTCTCGTTGGTATAGACGGATGTATCGAGATCAAGTGCCCGTTCCCGCAATACACCAAGACTCCTTATTCTATTTTTGAGCCAAAGCGTAGCATGTATCTCATGCAAGTCTATATGCAAATGGAAGTGCTGGATGCTGAGTGGTGCGATTTTATTTGCTATCTCGCAAAAAATGAAACGGCAGAACCACAATACACATTAGAGCGGGTCGAACGGAAGCAAGATTTCCTGACTGAGCCGCTGAGTCGCAAGTATTTACCGCAGCCAGCGAAGGGAACCATAAGCAGGCTCGATCTGTATCACTGCTGGTACAACTGGATTCAGGAGCAGCACAGAGACGAGGTCACCCGTGCTGTTCATCTCAAGCCTATACAAAGCGACGAGCCGGAGGTCATCAAGCATGACGAGGAACTCAATCGCTTGACTGCGATGCAAGACAGAATCGCAGACATCAAGTCTAGAATCGGTGACGATTTAGAAGCTCTCGACGTGCTGGGTAAGACCAGTGAGTCGCTGAAAAAAGATATTGCCACGCGGTATGAAGGCTCTGTCAGTAATGGCAGAACCACCGTGAAGGTGATCATGAAGAACCCAGCAATCGACTACCGAAAAGCATTTGAGTTTCTTGGCGGCGAAGATGAGGTGCTAAATAAGGATGAGTCTATCGATTCATTCCGACGAACCACGGGCGCAATGCAGGTCCAAATACAACACGGAGATGTGTGATGAGTAATTTTGAAGTTCATGCCGGAAATGGTCGGCTGTACAAACTGAGTCCAGAGAAAAAGCAAAAAGAGTTAGACCGCTTGAAAGTGTTGCGGGAAGACAAAGGTCAAGCGTGGGCGACAGACGATAAGGCGCATGATTACGATGGATTTCTCCAGATCGGGCAGAACTTTATTGACTGGTTGCAAGAAGGTTTGAACCAATCAGGCAACGATTTGACGCGCATGAACTGGAAAGGAAAGGTGGTCAAAACGGATAACGGTGCCGTACTGCAAGTGAGAGATGCTTGGATAGGTAACGGCATGATGGATCTTAAACAATTCACAGAGTCAGGCGGCAAAGTGTCTGGCAGTAAACCTAAGTCAGCGCCATCGTCTGACGATGACTTCCTCGATGATGATGAAATTCCGTTTTAGGATTTAAAACATGCCGCTAAGAATTACCAGACCTGCTGGCTCCGTCTTTTACGGCGGGGAAAACTTAGATTCACAAAACCTGGAGTCCACGTTCGATCATCGCGTGTGGGTGCGAGGAGTTGTGGATCAGGCTGGAAGGCATGAGGCTCACCTCAACATTCACACAAGCCGCGAGGGTCATCGTGAACACATCCTCAAGGCGGGTGATGAAGGTCTCAAGCTGACAGATGATGTGTTTGTCGAGATGACTGGCATCCAGCCACATTACACCAAACCAAAACTCCGATGTCCCGAATGCGGTCGAGCCGGTGATGAGACTGCGAAGTCTTTCATGCTGCCGCAAGCTTCGTTAATCGTGGGTGCACCCCGCAAATATCAAATCGTGCGTGATGACGCAAGGAAGAAAAAATGAGTGAACAACCACAAGTAATTAATATCGATAACGTGCCTTATTTGGTCGATGACATCTCCGATACCTGCAAGCAGATGCTCAATACCGCGCAGCAAACCAACGCTGGCATTGATTTGCTCGCAGCACTGCTGAACGCTGCCCAAAAGGGCGCGGACCTGAATATGAAGGAAGCCGTCAAGCTGCTGCCTGACCCCTACGCAGCGGACGAAGAGTCCACAGAGACTCACTAGTTTCCTCCTAGAGGGGTGGGCGCACCTCCTCGCGTCCTTTTTGGCAAGCGTTGCTCCACTTGTCCCTCGCTGACGGAGCTTTAGATTAGAGACGACTGGTGTTAATCTAACACTGCTGTCGGTCTCTTCATCTTAATTAATGGAGAAACTTATGGATAATTTCGTGACCTATCGAGAAGTGGCTGAAGAATATCTTGCTGCGCCAACAAAGCGTACCGGTAAGAGAAAGCAAAAGTACACTATCGACATAGTGAAAGAGTTAATTGAAAGATGGGGTGACCTGTCGATCAAGGAGTTTGAGAAAAAATATCTTTTGACCAAGTTGTTTGGCGAGCTGTCCCGACGAACCAATCGTTGGACCGGCGAACCAGTGACAAACGGCTTCATCAATAATTACAGAACCTACGCTCGCGCTGTTTTAGTTTATGCGAGAGATGAGCTGGAAGTCATTGATCGAGTGCCTAAGTTTGAGAACTTGAAAGAAGAGCAGCGGGAAATGTATTTAACGCCGATTCAATGTCGTGAGTTGATGCGATGGCTGGATGAACTGCGAGCTGACATGGTTGAGTTCGCTTTGTGTTGCGGACAACGCAACAAGACGGTCAGGCTACTCAAGTGGTCAGCCATATCGCCAGACTTCACGGTGATGCATTTGGCGGCGAAGGATGCGAAGAACGGAATCACAACTTCGTTCCCCATGAACAAAGACGCACAAAGAATTTTGCGCCGTCGATGGGATCGTAAGGATTATTTGGAGGAGAGGTATCCGTATCTCACCAAGGATAATCCAAAGGGGATTGAGTATGTTTTTGTTCAGGAGCATCGAAGTGTGAGGAGCAATGGCAAGCCGTTTAGTAAAACTGCACTGTGCAATTCTACGTGGCGAGCTGCGGTGAAGAATGCGGGACTGCCGAAAGGTGTAGTGTTCCATACACTGCGACACACGTTTGCGAGCTGGCACATTATGTCGGGAACAGGTGAGCGCACCTTAATGGACTTGGGTGGATGGACTTCGCCAAAGTCAATGTTGCGATACACGCATCTTAATCACCAACATAAAGCTAAAGCTGCGAGCGCGTTGGAGGGAATGATTACACGCAAGGGAATGGATCAGAGATAGTTTCTTTCCCCTATACTGTAAGGGCATACAGTGTAATCAAATAAGGTTAGAATGTAATCTTTGGCTAAAAACGTAAGCCATTGATATTAAAAGATAAAACGGGAGTTTTCTTGGTAACGATCGAAGTCTTCACAGATTTTATATGACCCTGATTAACTTAGTTGAATCGTTTTAAATCAATGACTTACAAAACGGGACCGACAGCAAAGTTCCAGTTGAGAGATTACATCTTGCCTACCCTTGCTCATGATTACTTTTTGAATATGAGCATCAGTGTTCCTAGTATCAGTCCGAAACTAATCACGGCGGCAGTCATTGCTACGCCCATCGTTTTTAGGAATGCGATGTTCTCTCGCCGCGCTTTCTTCTTGCGAATGATTTGTTTTTCATGTTCTAGTCGCGACTCTTCGACTCTGTTCATAATCTCTTTGTAGTCTGCACCCAAGCCAGCCATCAACATCTGATCTTTTAAGGCTTGCTGAAAATGTGTCAAACGTCGTTTGGCTAGGGTCAGCTGCATCGAGTCTTGCACACTCAACTTACCGACATGCTTCGACTCAACATCTTGCACCGCTTCGTTAGCTTTTGCGTAGCGACCCATCACGCCAGCCAGATCACTAGCATGACCGCCAGACTCTTTCATCGTGCTGATAGCGTCATTCAATCCTTTGACAACGCTGATGACCGTAGCTATTTCTGCAATCATTTTACCTGATCACCACCTGTGTGTTATCCACCCACCGCAGGCGGCAAGTGCAATTAATCGAGTCGTAGTAGCTCTGATCTTTCGACAGTTCTTGACAGGTATAGCGACACTTCTGCTTTTGATAGAAGTACAGGGTCTTGCTCTCATCAATGTCACCATTGATAAAGAACAGTAAAGCGAATGCCATCGTCATTTGGCGAGTAGCGCCTGAACTAACGCTTGAATTTGCTCGTTGGTTTTCTCTTGAATCTTCTCTTGTCGAGCCAGAGATTCAACGATTGCGTCAACCTTTGTTGATGTGACAGCCTGTGCCTGTCCATTTTCTTGCGCCTTTCTAGCAGTCTCCGTGACGATGTTCTCAATGCGCTTTACTTCCTGAGTCGTGGATTCGGCATTTGCTGTTGCAGCGCCATAACTGATGGCTCCCACAAATAGAGAAACAACCAGCGGGATTGCCCATGTCGGGATTACTATTCCTTTGTCATTCATGCTACTTACCTCTGGTTAATTCTTAATGCCTTTCTCTGCTTTCCTGTACGCTTTGTTGTAGATATCAAAGATCGCGTTCTCGTTATCCAGCAACTCCTTGAGCAGCTCCTTGCGTCGCTCATCAGGGATGTTTTGCTTCTCTACAATTCTTCGAGTTTTGGAGATGTTTTTTAGATCTCTGTTTGCCATTGCGTACAAGCTGTTGTTTCTGCGCCCGCCTTGAAGGTTTTCGATGACAGGAATAAAAGATTCATACTTAGTTCGCAGGGCTTCTAACTCTTCTACACTTGACGCTTCTTTCAATCTCGTGATGATCTTTCTGCTCTCCTCCCAGTTGGCGTAGTACTCGAACCTGTCTTTGTATTCAGACGGACTTTCAAAGAAGGTGCCGACAACAGGCAGGTCTTGTTTTCTGAAATCTTCGTCCGACATCATTCTTGCCGCTACGTCAGAAGACTGGCTCACGAATCTGCCCACACCGCCCAAGAAGTACTCATAGGTGTACTTGATCTTGTCGGGATTGAGCGACACAAAACCGTCTCGATACTTATCCCCGCCCGTAGCATCGTTGAGAAATTCGGTAAATTCAGTAAACGCCTTGGGAGTAGACCTTCTAGAGTTGTAGGCGTTAGATCGCTCAACCGTGTACGGGTTTTGCTCGATGTAAATCTGACTACCAAAAAAGTTCTTGTTAGCTAGCATATCGACATGCAATTCAAGCAGGTCGGGATAAAAACCTCGCATATTTTCTTCCCAGCTATCACCGCTAGCTGGAGTAACCGGAACGAAGTTAAGCAGAAAGTTTTCCCACAGGTACAACGCAGACTCCTCTGCGGTGTTGATCTCAAAAGCCAGTTCAGCACCCAGCCTGCCGATGTTGGTAAAGAAGTTGTAACCATATGAGGCTGGCAGCGCGAACCCTTCGTCACTGTTATACATAAACAACAGCGAACGATTCTTTGCATGCTCTGGCAGGTCTGCGTACTTCTTCTCTCCATCATCGTCATCCTCTGATGTAAGGATATTGATGACAGCTAATGTTCCACCTAAGGCAACAAGACCCGCAGTCACTTTCTGTGCGGTTGTGATCTTGCCTGTATCACTACTCAAAGCTTGAGCCTGATTAACAACGCCTTGAATCTGCGCGTTAAAGAACAAGTAACCCGCATTGATGACCGCTGTATCTTCGCCCTTGCGATTGAAGTTGACGGTTAGGTCTTTCGCCAGTGAAGCTGCCGTATCTCTTTCGGTGCCAGCCTTTCTAGCTTCGGTGTAAGCAGCCAACCGTATGGCGTTTTCCATCGTCGTGTTGAAGTCTTCCACCCAAGTGGCAATAGCTCTCAAAGCTTCCCTGGTGTAACCTTTCTTTAGCTTGTTCTTTAGTATTCTTAACTGCTCGTCTTGGTCGCGTACCAGCATAATTCCCGTAGACGCACCGTCTTCCATAAACTCTACTGCGTACTGGTCCAACGTGCCTTCTCTTACAGGCTTGCCCCTCATCACGCGATACATTGATCTCATCGAAGGCAGATAACTAGCTGCCATCTTGCCTACTAGATTCTCACCTTGAACTCTGCTGCCCAGCTTGTCCTTCGATGCGAGCGCATACATGATTCCAGTCTGAACATCTCGCGCAGGGTTGACTAATCCCCATGAAGGGTTGTAGTTAATCAACATGTTGCGCCTAAACGTCTGGAATCTGTTCGCTAGAGTCAAAAACTTTTGCATGCTGTTGTTAGCTTGATCTAACATGGGGACGCTCATGTCTTGTAGCGCATGGTTCAGGGTGTCGCTCTTAAATTCAATAAAGAAAGTCTGCCCACCTTTCTTAACCTGAACATACTTAGGGTCTTTATTAACCCTTGTCGCATTCTTCATCTCATCCATGTCTTGCATGGTCAGCTCGTCACTACGCTTGGGCGGTCTGAACTTGTTGTTATATATCGTATATGAGTCGCTGTTACCCAGCTCGCCAAGAAGTTCTAGTAAAACTTGGGCGGTTTTATTTTTTTGCGCCCGAATAATTTTCATCTGAACGTCTTCGATAGCTGTGAACAAAGGATTGACAGGCAACGTTTTTCTGCCTTTCGCTCTCATGCTTTCGCTACCTACAACGGAAAAACCGCTAGCTTTAGAGTGATGGCGACTAGTTGATCGAGAATAATCATCATCATTTTCTTCTGCGGCAAAACCTTTAAGAGGGACATAGAACTGGTAATTTGCTTCCCAGTCCGACACTGTGTCCTCGTCCATCAAACCGGACTCGACCATGATGTCTCGCTGGTGCTGAAGCATTTCGTAGACCTTGTTCGCGATACGCTCCATGCCTGCCTTTGTGCCTTCCCTTTCGGCAAGATTGAGGACGCTTGCCGCTTGATCGTAGGTCATGCCGGAGCCTGTATCTTGAAACGCCAACGGCATTGTTTTGTAGTTATTTAGCTTTTCCTTTTGAGTCGCTAAAGATACGGAGTGATCAACGCCAGTGTCTGATAGTAGTCGTTCTATCTCTCTTTCGGTTCTGTCTATGTTTGTCTTTCTTTGCGCTTTGACCTTTGCGGCTATTGAGTCGTTGCGCTCTGCCGCATGTTTAGCGATTAGATATGTGCCAACAGCATCAGGGTCTACCTTTAGCTCTGCAATTAAATCGCCAAGCGGGTCCACATAATTTTCGTGGAATGCATCAAGGTCATTCTGGACTTTGCCGTGAGACAAGTTTTCTTTATCTCTTGGTGACATGCTCGCAGGTAGCCTTCCGACCCCCAAGAAGTCTGCTGCTTGATTTTCGAAGTCTTCTAATGGTGCGTAACGATCAGCCAACGACCTGTAGATTTTTGACCCTTTAAGTCTTCTGGCAAGGTCTGACTGACCGTCTATTTCATCGTTGTAACTGAACTGGTTTGTCGAAGGGCTTCCATCATCAAGCGTGTTTGTTTCCTTGTTGATCTGCTTCTTCTTGATGTAGGAATAGTTTTCTACATCGTCAGGGACGGCATCTTTAACTAACACCAGATTACCTACTTGAATACCCATGCTGCCGCCGATCACAGGGGTTTGTGTTTCTAGATCGTAGAAGAACGTGTGACGCTCAGGATTCATCGAGACCTGAGTCCAAGCCGGATCATCCATGGCAGCTATAAAATCTAGTCTGTTCTGCTCATGGTCTGCCGCAACGTAATCACCCTCGATAGTCGCAATCGTGGTTTTAGCTCCGCCCCGTGCAATCTTAGTTGCGGCGTTTTGTGGCGATGCAAACGAGATATTTTTTAGGCGAATTGTTGGGTAATAACCAAGGCGCGTACCAGCCGTACCCCTGAATGGCTCACCGTCTTTTCTAGGTCTTGCAGAATGTACAGTAACGATATCCGCCCGCTCATCTACGTCGGGGTCTTTGTAAGACGGAATGTCTAGTCGAGCGCCAACTCTCTGACCATCAACCAAAACGTCAGCCATCCAGTAGGTTTCTTTTCTTGGTTTCTTCTCGCCAGTCTTCTTATCTACTAACCCTGAATCCGTTATGGCAAGCGCATTGATGTAGTGACCGTCTGGCTTTAAGGGGGCGACCATGTCTGGATGCATGGGCTTAACGTAACGACCTTCTTTTCTAAATGTGTCGTTCAGTTCCGCAGCAGTTATTTTTCTATCGATCCTGTCCTGAACCGCTTGCTTTAGCTTTGGAGATATTCTTTCTTGTTCCGGACGGCGGGTTTCCCTGATAGACCGCATACCTTCTGCGTATGTGTCTACATAGTAACCAGTGTCTGTGGTGTAAGGACCGAAGTACTCGGGGTCAAAAGCCATGAACACAACGTCAGGTTCGCCTTTGTTATACCTTTCAAAGGTTTGCTTGTTCCAATCAAAAGGCGCTTCTGCATCATCCCACTTGAGCCTAGATATAACTTTGAGTCCGATATCTTTGTAGATATGAGGAAGCTGGGTATCAAAAGCGTCAGCATAAATAGCACCTTCTTCAATCGCCAAAGATCCCAGAGTGAACGTTACGTCCTTGTTCGTGCCATCGCTATACACAGAAACTATTGTGTCGCCGTTTTCGATAGCAATACCGGCGGACCCGTCTTCGGTCATGAACATCTTCATCTTTTGATATTCAGACTCAGGATAAACGTATACGGCAGCGCCGAACTTGTTCGCATCCTTTCCAGCTTGAATCTTGCTGGCGAATAGTTTGGCATTGGTCTTGTTTGGAGCAAGCTCTATTACCGTGCCGTTGAAGGCATCAACAGAGGCTAGAGCGGATTTGGCGTTGGTCTCAAGCTCTCGCTTGGAGCCGGATACTTTCTGTCCTCCTACGAGTACTTGAGAATTTCTGCCAGTTCTTCGTCGGAAGCTTCTGGGTATACTTCCTTCATTCGTTCCACTCCCGCTATCAGATGGTCGGGCACTACGAAGCTCTTTGTAGACTCGCTTTCGTTGATCTCGTCTGGAGCCATTGGGGGAACTACTTGCAACAGTTCCTTCAGAACCGTATTCGTTCGGAGTCGCCTCTCTTTCTGCGTAAGACCGGACGAGTTCGTCGAGCTTTTGTCTGTTGACTTGTTCTGATTCATACCAAGGTGTTCCTTTGTTAAATTCTCTAACGGAGAATCCTTCGTCAACTATACCATTTTTTGGATTCTTGATCTCACTTTTAAAAGTGTTCCACTTATCTAAGCGAAACTTATGCATTACGCCTTTTGAGTCTGGGTAAACGTAGTATGGTTTTGCCTTGTCATCTCGCGCATATATTGCGCCATAGGCATAGGTATTCATCTTGCCTTCTGGAGCGCCCATGAAAGCATACGGAGATTTCTCTCCTTTGATGTCTCTCTCTAGACCCTTCATAGTAGGGTGAGCGACAACCTGACCTGAGTCTCGAACCCAGCTTTCCCAGTGATACCTGCCTACTGACGCATCATTCGGACGACCAAGACGGGTATACAGTTCTTTGATTTTTGTCTTGAGCGCATTCTCCATTACCTCGTATCGAGCTGCGCCATGCAAGGCGCTGAACTCGTTGGCAATGTCTGAGTAAATGTTCTTGCCGTAACGCTCTGTATCCCACATAGAATTTAGCTGGATACGATCAAGAATGACTACGTCATCACGTCCAATCATCAACTGCACAAAAGAGAAAACCTTGTTGTCGACTCCGGAACCCTGAACCAGCGCTTGAAACTGCCGCCTGACTTCAAATGTAGGGATTGATCGGTCAGCCATAATGTCGTGCAATCGCTGAAGCTTTGAAACTCCATCGCCATCTAGCTCTGACATCTTCAGCATTAATGTGCCGAAGTCGTTAGCGTTTGATGTGCCGCTTCTACCAAACGATCCCTCTGGAATAGACTTCTGAACAGCGTCGCGCCAAATGGCAACGTCTTCATTGAAGGTTCTTTCCACCATGTGCTTTGGCTTTTGCTTGGTCTTGGGAACCTCAACCATGCGGGTAGCAGTCTTATCTGAAAAAGACCCCGTAAGCGCCTTTTGTATTAAGTCTGTAACAGCTTCGCTATTGGTTAGCAGGTCAACAAACCCAGCTTCTTGAGCGCTGGCGGTTAGCATTCTAGACATCAGACCCCAGAGCAATAGCTTGCCCGTGGCTTCTGCATCAGCAGCACCGGACTCATATAGATCGCCCATTCTTTGCGCTGTTGCCAAACCTCTATTAGCCGCCTCCAATTGTTCCGGAGTCAACTTAGAGTGCCTTTCTGTCCACCCGTCCATGTCGTTGAATAGCTTTATTAGACCGTATGGAGGCGCGAGGGTCGTGTTCGATCCGGTCAAGTCGCGCTCGAAGGATCGCCATGCTTCTGGACTAGACAGAGCATCAGGGTGTTTGGCTACTATCGCATCGACTCTGCCAATGTGTTCGGTGGCGTTTGTCTTTGCCGTAATAGATTTGACTGGAAGAGATTTCTTCTCAGGTAGTTCGCCTTTAGACTCTTCAAGAAGGTACTCTGCACCCTTCTTAATAAAGTTAAGGCTATCAAGCTCATCAAAATCATCGTCTGATAAGTCGTATATATCAGTCTGATCGTCTGGCTGTTCTAGGTTGGTCTGCTCTGGCGTTAAGTCAGATTCTTGTACTGCTGGTCGTTCACGTTGTCCAACTTCATCTTGGACCTGTCCCTCCACTGGGCTATCGGCTCGTTCGCTTCCAGTGCCTTCTTCGCCATCTCGTCCAACTGGGTCCGGCTGTAAGCTCTGGCTGCTTCCGGACTGTGGCGGTGCCCGAATTTCTCCTGATATGCCTTCAGGTTGGGAGGTGTCGGGACTCTCTTGATTTGGACTTTGTTCATCTGTGATCTCCTGCACTGGTGCAGTTTTTAGGTTGCTGTCTCTAATGCCCTTAATGTAATTATACGCCTGCGGAGCCAACTCTTGTAGCTGTTTAGGGTTGGAGTGGAACAGCGCACCCAACTGAGCAAAGACTTCTTGCCTGTAGTTTACATTTAAACCTTCGTTGCTCTTGCCTGCATCAGAGATGTCATCAGCCAGCTCATTGAAAGGGTAGTCAAATCTTTTGCCAAGCTCCGTACCATTATTCCAGTTGTCGTATAGCTCACGCATGACACTGCCCATACCGGCAGTAGGATCTTTTGCAGACTCGTCGATTGTAATCCCCAGCCTGGAGTCCTTCTCGCTCAAGCTCATAGAGAAGTCAGCGGCATGGTAGACCTCGTGAGTCATGGTCCAAGCAAGCTCGCTCAGTTTGTCCTGATCAGTCAGTGACCCAGAGATCAGCTCATCGTTTATCGATATGCCTCTACTGCTCTGTCCTGTTATTCCAACAGCGTCGTAATCTGCTTGCTTGTGGACATACACCCCAGATACAGCGTCCAGAAACGAGGCAGGGACTCCACTGGCAGACAGGTCCGAAACAACGCCAGCAACACTGTCTATTACTCTGCCAGAATCATCACCATATGCCTCTTCTAACGTTGGCATACTTCTGCCGGTAGGCTTGTCTGGTCGAGGAATCTTCATCGCAGCGTTACGGTCGAAGATTCTGTCTACGTCATCTTGATCTATTGGCTCTATGACGACATCTGTATTGTTTGGGTCCATAGCTTCTTCGGACCTAGCCGCTATAGATAACTGTAACAGTTGTTCAGGAACAGATTGATCGGCAGGGGATAGTTCTGCGTCCCACCTATGGGCTGGACCTGAGTCCCTTGTACCTTTAGCTATCTGTACAGTAGTCTGGTCTGGTTGCGTAAGCGTCTCCATTGAACGACGTGCAGGCTCTTCTGGATTGATAAGCTCCCAACGACCGACTTTATTTTCTTTTATAACGCCCCTTTTTTCGAGTTCTTTTAACTGACCTACAGTTTTGTTATAGCCTTGACGTAATGCAACTTGCAGGTTGCTAGCGGAGAACTCTTCTTTTTGCTCAGACACCCATCCATAAGGAGTCTGTAGCTCCTCAGGAATGTCTGGTGTGGCTTTCGGTC